AACCAAGACTCATGGCTGTAACTAAAGTGGAGGCGGTTGCCGATACTAATGTTCCAGTCGCAGCGGTTGCTGAGAGCATGGTTAGTGGGGGGTCGGTTGATCCTCAATCGCTGGTACAGTCGAAAGAGAGTACTTCTTTGAAGAAGCTTAATGCTGAAAAGAAGCCTCTTCTTGAAGCTGACAGTCAAAATGAGAAGACTTTATTAGAAGTCTTAGGAGTCAAAGTAACTCCGAAGAAAGATGATAAGGCCGACTCTAAGAACTCTACAAAGGTAGAAGTTCGTCGCACGCAAAGCGAGATTAGAAATCCCGCTAAAGGACTAAAGAAAGCCACAAAGAAATGTTCTTTGTGTGGTTTGGAAGGACACGAAGTTAGTATGTGTACTTCACAGACCACTTGTGCTTCTTGTAAGAAAATTGGCCATAATGCGGATCAGTGTCCGCTTAAGTCCGACGCTCAGGAGTTGCGTTGTGATTCTTGTGGTAAGAAAGGGCATTTGGCTTCTAAATGTTATGCTTTAGAGGTTTGCACTTTCTGCCATAGGAAAGGTCATTTAGAGAGTATTTGTTTTGATAAGAAACGTGCAAAACAAGAAACAAGTAAGAAGAAAGAGCCAGAGAAGCTGGCCCGAAAAGAGGAACCAGATAGTAAACAGAAAGATTTTCGTTCTGGTAATATCGATACTGTGGAAGAATTTGGAGTTTTTCCCGGATATAAGAATGAGGTCTCAAAGTCTTATCTTTGTGTTGAAGATAAGAATAAGTTGCCTAATATTAGACAATTTTTTCAAGATCTATTCTTTAAATTGGGAAACACACACGTGGGAGCCGATGCTATTAAGAAGTATTGGGAGATGCCCCCTGTGGGTGTAGTTTCTAATTTAACGGGAGCGGAGAGCAGTGTTGTGTTTTATCCGCGACTCTCAGGAATGTTGGGATCTAATTCTCTGTTTACCTGGGCGCGTAAGGCGCAAAAGATTTTTGTCAAAGGTACTAGTGATAGTTCTTTTGATATTTCTTTTGACCAAGAAGATAATCTCCTTGGGTGCAATACGGCAAATTGGTTACAATGGGTACGTAGTGGCGTACATTATGAAGCCAAATTGCTTGAGGCGACTCCTTTGGGGGTTTTCTTAAGGCTCAGACGTAGAAACACGGCGGAAGTAGATTCACCGATCTCGCGGAGATTGGGAGTTTCTGAGATAGAAATTACGCATAAGTATTGGTATCTTTGGAAGAGAACAGTTAAGTATGATGTGGATGATGCGATGTTAAGTAAAGGGAGATTGGTTTTGGTTGGTAGAACTAAAAACCAATTCAATTTTCAGTCACTAGTGGAAGGGGCCCGTAGAGATTGGGTTTCTGCCGAAGTGTGGAAAAATTTTCCCTGTTTAGTTGGAAACATCTTAGAGGAACACATATATTTAATCTCTTCTTATAGAATCTTGGAAGATTCGTTGATAATGAACCAAATGGCGTTGGATACTAATAAAGGAGCATTTGTTTATAACAATGCTCTTAAAGGTACTCCGACTTACGCTCATATAGAAGAAATTCTCTATGGTACCAAGGTTTTGGCTGCTGTAGGTTGTGGTCTTTTAGGAGCGTATTGTTGTGCTCGGGGAGTACGTGGAGCATCTAGGTTGCTTACGTACTGGACGAGTCCAACTTGGGCTAGATTCACCTACGATGTATGTTCGTTGGTGGGTTTAGACTCAAAAGCTGTTTCGGTAGTAGTTCAAGGTAGTAGGTTAACCGATTATTTTCGCCCGGCTATCAATTTTGTAAACAGACCTTGGATTAGATGGGCGGCAGCTTCGACTTTGATGGGCGCGATAGGTTATTCGCGCACCGTCTTGTCGAAGTGGTTGCCTGTTAAAGCCAATGTTTTTGGAACAACTTGGAGTCCGATGGTTGAAGAGTTGGTTAAAGGAGTGAGCGGGGGAGTTTTGTGTGTTTCGTTGTTGGACATGGTTGTGTCTGGTGACGTGCGCACGGCTTTGTTTCACCTGATTACTTCCTTTTTCCCCTTTCCTTTGAGACTAGCTTTACATTATCAATTGGATTATTGGGAACAAATTAAACGTAATTTGTATTTAGACCCAATTGCTTCTAGGGTTCCGATTAAAGAGTGTGGGGTTGTCTCTTTCCCCTATTGTGAGGGCTACTTACCTCGTCAAGTTGATGCGAACTATGTGAGACCTGAGATTTCAGAATTGAATCCAGTTTCCGGTTTGAATAATTTGACTGGAGCGCGTACGGTAGCTAGAGTTTATACTTGTTTCTGTACTAATGTCCCTGCTTATGCTATTCAAGATAGCGCCAGCATGGTGCGGGCGGGTTTGGAGTGCCGAGTTTTGAAGAAGCCTTTGTTGGCTCCTTTGATTCAAAAGGAAAGATGGGATAATCTACCTTTTAACTTGGGCGTTCCCACGCACACTTATATTCCTTATGATTTAGCTTTGGAATATTGGATTGGACATATAAAGCGTGATCAACCAAAGAAAGCAAAATTATACGAACGCGTTATTCGAGAAGGTGAAATGGGCTTCGTTCCGAAACTTTCTTTTGTATCCATCTTTTTGAAACGAGACGAGTTCTTGCTTAAACCAGATTTTTCCCTTAAACCTCGTGTTATAGCCAATGTTCCAGCTATGGTCCAAGTTGCTTGTGGTCCTTATATTAGGCTGGCTACGGAAAGACTAAAACATTTATGGGACGGTCGGGTTTGGGATGGTGTCCGCTTGGCGATAGGTTCGGGTCGAACTAATGCATGGCTTACTGATTGGATGCAATTGGTATTGTCTACTCCTAATTTACCTGCTATTTTAGTGGCGGGAGATGATAGCATAGTTTGGACGGGAACAGCTTGGTATTGCGCTGATGCATCCGCGTATGATCAGTCGCAATCTTTCGGGCCGTTAGCTTTTGCTTATCGCATTTATGCACGTTTGGGTGTGCCGCCAGAGATTACTGGATTGTTGCAAAAAGTTTCCCAATTGCCGTATTTTTATGCGAGTTTATTGGGTAAAGTGGTTATCAAGAGGAAACTGCGACCAATTCGGGACACAGGTGGTCCGGATACAACTCTTGGAAATTCTATTAATATGGCGGCAGCATGGTTTTATGCTCTTCATCAAGATCGCCCTTATGGCGAAGCTTTTGCGCATTTAGGGTTTGATATGAAGATGCATGAGGTAGATTTGTGGCACTGCAATTTCTTGAAAGGAACTTGGGTCCCGTGTGACACTGGGATGTGTTGGTACCCACTTCCTTCTAAGATTTTAAAATGTGGATTTTGTAAGAAAGATCCAGTTTTGATTTATAAGAAACCCATTAGATTGGCTGCTCAGGCACATTTAAATGCAGTAGCGTGTTCTTTTCGTTACGCTATAGATGTTCCTTTGTTACGAACCTTTGTTAAACGGTTTTATAAAAATGTTGTGCCTTTTGAGGCGGCCAGCGTTTATGTCCTTGACGTTGGCAGACCTTTGGATTCTCTTGCTTATTTTGCTAATTTTTATTCTGTTCCAATAGAATGGTTAATAGAAGTTGAGCAGATGATAGCTACGATGGAGATTCCTGGAATGATGAGTCATCCTCTATTTGAGAGGTTGGCTGCGTGCGATTATGGTTGAGGATTTTGGCGATCCCCAACCTTCTTTTAAAAATTAAATGAGAAATTCTCAAGTTAAGAAGAATTCGAGTAAAGTAGACTTGGAGATTAGGCGCAATGCACCTGATCCGCGAGTAACTGTTTCTCGAAGAAGTCAAAGTGTACTTCCACGAAAAGAAGTTGAAGTTGAGAGGGAACGTCCTTCTCGTAGTAGGGCTCGTCGAAGTGGTGATATGCTGGCGGATGCAGAAGTTTCGGTTGTTACTCGAGCTTTGCCGGCTGCTATTTCGACGGTTACTACGCAACAGAGTTATCATACTTTGGTGGGTAGATCTGAGTTGTGTTACAAGATTTTTCTTGACGCGGATCTCAACCATATGACAGACAATCCAGTAAACCCGGCTAATGATGCTTTGTTTCCTTGGTTGTCTAAGATAGCTCCGTATTTTGAATTCTATGAATTCGAGAAACTTCAATTTCGCTATGTTCCTTCTTGCGGTACTCAGACTCAAGGTCAATTTACTTTCGCTCTGGACTATGATCCAGTCGATTTGAATATTGGCTTGGATGAGCAGTCGCTAGCTGCCATGACAGGGTCGGTGGTCACTCAGTTGTTTACTCCAGCTGTTTTACACTATAGGCGGGATGCATTGGCTCAACCTACACATAAGTTTTACACTTCTCAAGATGATGATTATGAAGATAGTGCGAGACTGAAACATGTGGGTAGGTTGTTGACTTACATCACTACTAGTGTGACGGAGAAGACGACTTATGGCTCCCTGTATGTTGATTATGTAGTGCGTTTTACTAATGCGCAGGATTCGGGTCCTGGTTTTAGTAATAATGGTGTGATTTCTACGCCTTTAGCAGGGGCGAGTCAAACTGATCCTTTGGGAAATGTTACTACTAGTGAAGTGGTATCAACTAAACCCAATACGACTGGTTCGAAATCTAAAACTAAACGTATACTTAAGATCATCAATGGCGTTATGACGGTAGTTGCTAAAGTAGCTCCGTATATTTCTTTTGTGGCTAAACTATTTTTGGCGGATTATTGTCCTCCTATGGCGGGTCATTATTGGGATATAAATGGAGTGGAACAGCAGCTGGCTCTTGCGGATTTGCCTGGTGATTCAGTGGCGGTTCTCAAGAGCAGTCAGTGTAGGGAAGGAACGATAGTTTGTCATCTGTATGGTACTTTTACTGTCTTGGCTAATGGTCATTATCCGGTCATTACCATGACTTGTTCTACAAATTTAACTTTGAAGACAAAAGTAACTTGGCCATACAATGATGTTTCTGCTTCGTATGTGATTGGACCGAAAGTTACCTCTATTACGTATATAGGGGAGTTTAACTTTAACAATTACGATACGGATACAGCGTGGATTAAGCCGGTGGTGCTGGATAGCGCTGGAGTTTCTACAGGTTGGGTTAGTTTGGCTACAACAACTGCCAACTATCTCAACGTGTATACGAAACAAGATGTTGGAACTTGAGTAATTAATCTTTGAAAGAAG